TAATTACACAGATGGCAAAGCAGATTTTGTGGGCTCTGATAGTGAAAAAAGTGAAGAATGTAGTATATATAATAATATATATAAATATAATAATAATATATATAATAATAAAAATAATAAAAATAATAAAAATATAAATAAACACAAAAAAACCAAAAATCCGCAAACTTGGGTTTATGGCATAAATTTACTCTTGGCTGAAAACATAGACGAACAACTTGCCAGTGATTTTATTGCTATACGCAAAGCAAAAAATGCGCCTCTCACTCAAACGGCGTTAGATGGAATCAAACGAGAAGCGAATAAGGCTAAGTTAACGCTTGAGAATGCTTTACGCATATGCATAGAAAGAAACTGGCAAGGGTTTTCTGCTTCGTGGTTATTTGAAAGCCATAATCAAACTCAATCAACCAAGCCTAGCGTTAAAGACGTTTCGAAGCATACGGAAGGAGGCGTGCTGTCATGGTAAAAACAAACGAATGGACAACAGTAAGCGGAATGCTGGCTAACTTCCCTCAGTTTATTGAGACTGGGAAAAATATAGTTCTATGCAGCATTCATGGCGAATATACACAAACAACATACCAGAACGGCAGGACTACAAACTGCCCTGCCTGTGAGCGTGAACGCAAAGAGCGGCGAATTGCAGATGAAAATAAGAAGCTGGAGGAAGCAGAGAAAGAACGCAAAAGCAGACGGATTGATGAGCTTTTAGGCAATTCCGGCATTCCTAAACGCTTTCAAGGTAAAACGCTTAAAAACTATCAATTGAGCAGTCCAGAGCAAATAGAGGTATTTAACGGCGTCGTAGCTTTTTTGAAAGAATTTAAAGAGCCTCAGGGTCATTCTGGGCGCTGTATGACAATGCTGGGTAATACTGGTACCGGAAAATCACATCTCGCCTGTGCGGTGGCTTTATGTGTCATTAAACACTATGGCGGTACAGCAAGATTTTCTAGTGTTTCAGAAATCAACAGACTGGTTAGAGAATCAAAAAGCTACAACACCAAATATTCAGAAACGGAAGTTATCGAAGCGTTTGGAAATTACGACCTGCTGATAGTTGACGAGGTAGGCATTCAATCGGGCACAGACGCGGAAAGCCGTGCTTTGTTTGATGTTATTAATGCCCGTTATCAGAACATGAATCCGACCATTTTTATTAGCAACCTGAACAAAGACCAGCTCAAGGCTGCGCTAGGTGAACGAATTTACGACCGCATAAAGGAAGGCGGCGGAGTAATTCTTGGTTTTGACTGGGATTCATATCGTGGCAAACAATAAGCATAAAACAATCAAACGCAAATGCCGCTGGTGTAGTTCGGTATTTGAAAAACAGCGCCCTCTGCAGGTTGTTTGCAGTCCCGCATGTGCAATAGCACTGAGTAAGAAAAAACGCGAGACAGACGGCAAAAAAGCACAGGCTGCAGCAAAACGCAAAGAACGGGCGATTATTAAAGCGCGCAAGCATGCATTAGAGACTATCCCGCAGCTTACTAAACGGGCACAAGCGGCATTTAATGCCTATATCAGATTAAGAGATAAATATTTGCCGTGCATTAGTTGTGGCAATCCGTTGCCTGATAAACCTAATGGCTACGACGCCGGGCATTATCGTTCTGTTGGATCAGCACCAAACTTACGATTTGATGAAAATAACTGTCATGGACAGTGTAAGCATTGCAACAATTATTTAAGCGGCAACCATGTTAATTATCGTATTGGCTTAATTACCCGTATAGGACAGGCGGCTGTTGATAATTTAGAAACCGATAACACACCAAGGCATTACACAAAGGACGAATTGCGAGAGCTTAGAAAGCTATATGAAACAAAGAGGCGTGCATTGCTATGACTGATAGAATCAAACGTTTAATTAATCAAAAAAATAAGCGGGAAGTAATGACATTCATCTGGAATTCTGTCGGCTCATTGTTAAACGGTAATGAATGTATCGTTATTGAAGTCCGCAAGATAAAACGCTCAGATGAGCAAAACTCAAAACTCCACGCAATGCTTGGAGACATTGCCAAACAGAAAACATTCGCAGGTAAACAGCGCAGCATTGAGGAATGGAAAGCCATATTTGTTAGCGGGCATGCAATGGCCACTAATCGGGATATTGAGATGGTAATCGGGCTGGAGGGTGAAGTTATTAATTTACGCGAATCAACAGCCAAAATGAGTGTTTCACGGGCTAATAGCCTGATTGAATATATCAGCGCTTGGGCGGCCGATAATGATGTCAAATTCATGGAGCATCGAAAATTTGCAGGGTGGATAAAATGATTAGTAAGGCTGAGTTGGATATAGCGGAAGAATTATTAAAAATCTATGGCTTACGCAATCGGGATAGATGGCAGAAAAGTCATTGTGTTAGTGCTGAATGGCGTTATAAAAATGGATCAGTAGTTAAACTGGAAGCTGTATCAGTAGACTGGACAAGTTTCAAGCCAGAAGTATTTGACATCATTGATGACGTCTTGCATATGCTAGCTAAAAATAACATAGAATCCCTTAGAATCATACAGATAGAATATCAATATGTTAGCCGGTATTATAAAAAGCCATCAATGGCTGCTAGAAAGAAAAACCAGTATAGACGCTTTTGCCACATAAGCTGGGCGAAGCAAGTAACCAATGCCTTAAATGATTTTTGGCTCCTGATGCAAGGTCACAAAAATTTTAGTAAATATTTTAATAAATAGTTATTGCATCTAGTTAAATTTGACTGTATATTAAAGCCCACAATTCAAAGTAGTGCATCTAATTATCGACATTATCATAGTGTTGAGTGTTTAAATTTACCCCGCCGGTATGCATTGTCGCGCCGGTAAAATATGAAACAGATTACTACAAACCAATAAACCAGCCATAAAAGCTGGTTTTTTTGTTGGGTTTAGTAGCAAATTACTTATATTACATATGATATTTATTTATAGCGGGTTGGCTAATAGCTAATCCGCTTTTTTGTTGGTGTATGCATATTAACCGGCAAAAAGAGACAAGCCTGCGCGCGTGCGTGGGCTTTTTATATTGGAGATAAGTATGACAAAGCAACAAGAAATCAAAGCCGCATTTTGTAAAGGGCTGGAAGCAGTTTTGCTTAATTGCGAAGAAGCCGAAGCTATGCTTGAAGTAATAAATGGTTACATTGACGCGTTAAATAATTTTATCGATGGAATACTTGCTGAGCCTGCTAATAATGGCGATGTTGATCTATTAGATGGTAATTTCGATGATAGTGCAGCTTATGTTGATTACGCATGTGCAGATAATAATGACACTATTTTAATTACAGCACATCAAGGTAGCGAATCTGTAAGGCTGGCAGCAATTAAACGTGGTAATGCAGGTGCTTTTACAGAGTTTATTCACATAGGCTCCGCTGAAAGTATTACTGTAAACGGCGCAAAAGATATTGAAAAAGCATTATTCAGAATGCTAGAAGCACCAGCACTGATAACAATTCTTTATAGGCTTATTTGTCAATCACATAGCATGGCATTTAATAACCTAGATTATGGCGACAAGCTTTTCGCCATGATTAATGGTACAGATAAGGCTAAGATTACCAGTATACCTAACGCTATTAAGCGCTTTAAGCCTGCAGAAGCGAAAGCAGCTGATTCTGAGATAGAAGAAGTACTAAATCAATTTTTAAAAGAGTTTAATGAGATAGCTGTATCAGATGGTTATCAGTTTCTTGTTGAGCAAAACAATGATGTACCAGACGAGTTTTCAATAGTACTTCAAAACCAAAAGAAAGCGACGCTAGTCAAGTTAAAAACTCAGAATGGCACTTACCCGGTTACTGTAGAGTGCGGGGAAGATGATCCGCACATCGCCAATGATAAAGATATGCTAGAAATTATCTTATCATGCGCAATGATGAACACGAGCCTATTAACACAGACAATTAATACTGCAGGGTAGGAGTCATGAAAATACCAACCTACAAAAGCAGCCTACCCGAATTTAACGGCTCATCGGCTACGGTATTCAAAGACAAGCCCGGCGCCACTAAGCGGATACGTGGTGCCCAGTGGCAGAACATAAAGCAAAGGGTAATGATCAGGGACGGATTTAGTTGTCAACTATGTGGTCGTACTGGTGGCAGTTTACAGGTAGATCACATAATCCCACTTGAACAAGGCGGGAGTAACAATGACAGTAATCTACAGGTGTTATGTGTTGACTGCCACAAACAGAAGACAACAGATGAGTTAAGGGAGCGATACAGGCGCGGATGGTAAGGTGTAAAGGCAAGCATGTCTGATGAAACAATTACAAATTGAAATAGTAACATTATGTAACTAATATTCAATTTGAATAGGTAGGGGCGGGTCGAAAGTTCAGAGGTGACACCGCGCCGACACCGCGCGTCCCCTCATTTGTAAAAAAATTCCCCCGATATTTTTTTGTTAACCGTTAAAAACTGCTCAAAAAATAGGCAATTTACCATGTTATTAAATGACAAGCAGGAATTATTTGCACGGAATATGGCCGCAGGGCAGAATCAGGCGGAATCCTGTATCAATGCGGGGTATAGCAAAAATGGGGCAGCGGCAGCGGCCAGCCGTTTAATGAGAAATCCGGAGATTTTAGCCCGCATTGAAGAGTTACGAGCACAACCGGAGGGACTTAACAAAACACTTAACAAAGATGTTAATAATGTTAACAAGGCTGTTAAGTCTGCGTCTGCTGATCCTCCTGTTCAGAAGGTGCCAGATAATGACCCAATGCTGTTTTTACAAAGTGTGATAAATGATGAGCGCTGGTCGCCTAAGTTACGGGTCGATGCTGCCAAAGCATTAATGCCCTATGTGCACGCTCGCATTGGTGAGGCCGGTAAAAAGGAAACGGCACTGGATGCTGCCATCGAACAATCCCGCGCCGGCGGGTTGTCTGCCCGTCTAGAACAAAAAAGGCAACTAAAAAAGGTTAAATAAATGGCTGAATGGGTAACAGCCTGCCCTGACTGGGAAGAGCGGATTGTTAACCGTCAATCATTAATACCGGAGCCGCTTTTCTCTGATGTGGCAGAAATAGCGATAGAGGTTTTCGGTAGTCTGATAGTGCCGGATATGGACGGATTACCCAGAATGCGCGATGTTATGCCGCAATGGGTATTTGAATTTGTCGGGGCAATTTTTGGCGCGCTGGACATAGAGACAAAACGGCGACTGATTAAAAAATTCTTTCTGCTGATCAGCAAAAAAAACGCTAAATCAACTATTGCCGCCGGAATTATGATTACTGCGCTGGAATTAAACGAGCGTCACCTAGTTGAAGCTATTATTCTGGCTCCCACTAAAGAAGTGGCTGATAATTCCTTTAAACCCGCAGCCGGCATGATTGAATTTGATGCTGAAATTCGTGAACGGTACCGGATATCCAAGCACACCAGGACAATAACCCATTTAGCGACTGAATCAACGCTTAAAGTTATTGCTGCAGATGATAAAGCCGCCGGCGGCTCAAAGGCGGCTTTTGTCCTGATAGATGAGCTGCATTTATTTGGCGACATTGCTAATGCGGAATCCATCATTAAAGAGGCTACCGGCGGCCTGATGTCTAAGCCTGACGGGTTTTTAATCATGCTGTCAACGCAGTCCAAAAAACCGCCAGCAGGTGTATTCAAAACCGAGCTTGAATATGCGCGAATGGTTAGAGACGGCCGAACAGCAGACGGGAAAGAATTCAGTGATAACACCTACCTGTCGGTTTTATATGAATTTCCGCAGTCGTTTATTAAGTCGGGAGCCTATAAAAAGCAAGAAAACTTCTATATCACCAATCCGAGTATCGGCTATTCAGTAGACGAGGTTACTTTAATCGGTGAATACCGGCAGGCAGAAGCCAAAGGCGAACAGGCATTAATCGAATTTGAGGCTAAACACCTAAATAAAGAAGTCGGCCTGAATTTGCGTTCTGACCGCTGGAGCGGTGCCGATTACTGGCTGGTGCAAACTGATGACGCATTAACTCTTGACACCCTGTTAGAACGTAGCGAGGTAGTAGTAATTGGTCTTGATGGCGGGGGAAATGATGATTTATTCGGATTATCGGTCGTGGGACGCGAAAAAAACACCCAGCACTGGCTGTCATGGAGCTATGCATGGGCTAATCCGCCGGTACTGCATAACCGTAAGGAAATACTGCCGGAGTTAAGCAGTTTTGTAAAAGATGGAGATATGACTTTTTGCGAAAACGTGGGCGATGATTTAACAGAGGTGGCGAATATCTGTGTAAAAGTTCTCCGGACGGGCTTGCTACATTCGATCGCGGTCGACCGTTACGGTATGGAGCCGGTTTTGCAAACGATTCAGAACATAATTACAGCCAGCAATTATGTTTGCCCGGCTGATTTATTTAAATCAATTCCTCAGGGCTTCCGGATGACCGGTGCCATTAAAGCTACTGAGCGCGCCCTAGCTAGTCGCTCAATGTGGCATGCCAATCAGCCGCTGATGAATTGGAATGTCGGTAACGCACGGGTTACTCAATCAGGTAATGCGATTCAGGTAACAAAACAGAATGCAGGTTCCGCCAAGATAGACAGCTTAATGGCGTTATTTGATGCAGTAACCATTATTGCGACCAATCCGCCGTCACAATCTAGTGAGGGTGTTGATTATTTTTTAAGCAATTACATTATAGGATAACTAAATGGCTAATTTGCAGGATACAGGCTTTTTCCGCCGCCTGATTAATGCTTTCAGGCCGCAGTTAAAGCTGGGTAAAGGCGATAGTATTCAGACAACCGGCAGCGCGGCCTCGGTTAGCGGGGTGGTGGTAACGCCGGAAAAGGCGTTAAAACTAGCGGCAGTGTGGGCATGCATTAATTTACGTTCTGGACTGGTGTCTACTTTACCGTTTGCGCTGAGAACAGCAGACAAAAAGATAGCGACTGATCACCCGCTATACGACCTTTTCCGCTATGCACCCAATGCGGACATGAATCCTTGCGAATTCTGGCAGGCATTGATGACATCTGTAGATATTCAGGGTAACGCATACGCAGAAATCAAGCGTAAGAATAACCGGGTAATTTCGCTGGAAGTACTGGACGCCGAACGCATGACAATAAAGCGGCTGAAAACCGGCGTAATCGAATACAAATATAACGAGTTCGACGGCGACCGAATAATAACGGCGCGGGACGTTTTCCACCTGAAAGATTTTACGCTAGACGGAATAATAGGACTATCACCGCTTACCTACGGTTCGGAAATTCTGGGGCTGCAAATTAATGCCAACGATACTACCGCATTTGATTACAAAAACCGGTTTAAAGGGCGTGATGTAATGGTTTACAACGGTATCGGAAACGGCAGCGCACCTATTCTGACAGAAGAACAGCGCGACAAAGCCAAGAAATGGATTCAGGATTTTACCGAAGCCAGTGAAGCCGGAAAAACGCCATTACTTGAAGCCGGATTCAGTTTACAGAACCGCGCGCCGTCATTAAGCCCGATTGATGCGCAACTGCTGGAATCGCGCCTGTTCGGGATTGAGGAAATCTGCCGCTGTTTCGGTGTTCCGCCGCAATTAATCGGCCATACCAGTAAATCTTCCAGCTGGGCGTCCAGTTATGAAAATACCGTTTTGAGTTTTCAGTCGTTCGTCATGGTACCGAAGCTGACGCGGATAGAACAGACAATCATGCGCCGGCTGTTAAGCCCGGAAGAACGCAAAATATACACACCCAAATTCAACACGGAGGGCTTGTTGCGAGCCTCACCGGAAAAGCGCGCCGGCTTTTACACCGCTATGGTGCAGAACGGTATTTATTCACGTAATCACGTTCGCGACCTTGAAGATCTGCCGGCTGTTGAGGGTGGGGATGAGCTGACCGTACAGCTAAATATGGGCACGCTGAATCAGGCGGCAAAGGAATCAATAAAACAAAGGTGACGTTATGCAAAATAAGCAAATGGATATGCAGCTTAAGATTAAATCCGTCAATGATGACGGATTTTTTTCTGGCTATGGCTCAGTTAATTACACCAAGGATTCATACGGCGATATTGTCATGCCGGGCGCATTCGCAAAATCGCTGAATGACTGGAATGCAAAAAACAAATGGCCGCCGGTACTGTTTAACCATAACAGGGATGAGATTATTGGCTGTTATACCAAGATGTATGAAGATGAGCACGGGTTATATGTTGAGGGACGGTTACTGATTGAAAACATAAGCAAAGCGCGGGAAGTTCACGCCTTGCTTAAAGCGCAGGTAATTGACGGGCTGTCAATCGGCTATCGTACCGTTAAAGAAGAATATGACCGTGATAATGATTCTCTTAAATTACTGGAGGTAAAACTATATGAGGTGTCCATAGTGACTTTTCCGGCCAATGATGAGGCCAGAATAAATTGTGTCAAATACGATTACGGGTTGCCGTCATCGGAGCAGTTCAAAGAACTGTTAATAAAAAACGGATTCAACGCAGAACAAGCCGCTGTCATTCACGACAGCGGTTTTTTTTCGCTGTCAAAAAAGGCAGCACCAACCAAGCAGATGTCTGACATAGACAAAGCACTACAGATTTTACGAGGTGATTAAATGGGCGATGTAACAGAAAAAAACGTGGTTCAACTGGCGGAAGAGCTGAAAAAAAAGCAGCAGGAAGTTGACGAAAACTATAAAAAAATTGAATCGGGATACGACGAAGTCAAGGGCAGAATGGACAAAGGCGAAAAGGTTGCCGATCAATTAAAGAGTGACCTTGACGTAGCACTGAAAAATTATAACGGCCTGAAAACCCAAATTAGTGACATTGAGCAGGCGCTGGCACGCAATGAAGCCACGCCGCCGCGTAAAAAGTCTATGGGCGAAATGGTGACGGATTCTGAGCGGTTTAAAAACGTTGGTAATTTTTCACGGGAAGATCGTATCCGCGTTGATATCAATACCAAAGAGCTGGGTAGCGGTAATGGTAGTCAATTAGATTATAGTGCAGGTGCACTGGTGCAGCCACATTATACTAATGTTGTACAACTTCCCAACCAGCGGCTGACGATACGCGACTTGCTGATGCCTGGGCATACTGACAGCAATTTGATAACTGTACCCAGAGAAGATTCTTTCGATAATCAGGCAGATGCGGTAACAGAAGGACAGAGAAAACCGGAATCAAACATTGATTACATACAGGAAAGCGTTCCTGTGGTTACGGTTGCTCATTACATCAGAGCCTCCAGACAGATTCTTGATGATGCTTCCGGGTTGCGGTCACAGATAGACGGCCGCTTGCAATATGGACTTAAGCTTAAGGAAGAAAGTCAATTGTTAAATGGTCGCGGCGGTAATGAGTTAACCGGCCTGATACCTAATGCAACAGTATTCAGAAATCCCACATCAATGACGGAGTATAGCGCTATTGATCAGTTGCGTCTGGCTATGACACAGGTGATTTTAACTAACTACAGCGCAACCGGACACGTGCTAAACCCGGTGCAGTGGACAGAAATCGAACTCTCAAAAGATGACATCGGGCGCTATATTATCGGTAATCCGTATGGGAATACACAGCCGATGTTGTGGGGACTGCCAGTGGTAGCAACACCGGCTATGGCTAACGGGCAATTCCTGACCGGTGCTTTTCAAATGGGCGCGCAGATTCATGACCGCTGGGAAATGACCGTTAATATCTCCTTTAGTAACGAGGATGATTTTGTGCGAAATATGGTCACTATATTGTGCGAAGAACGGCTGGCGCTGGCTATTTATCATAGAGGTGCTTTTGTCTCCGGTGCGCTGACTGGCAGTAATCCGAATGCGGCTACTACCGGAAAACAGGCTGCTAAAACTAAATAACTGAGCACTCCGCCCGGCGACGGGCGGCAGGGAATGCGTATGATTAGTATTGAAGAGATACGCCAAAACTGCCGGATTGATGACGATAGCGAAGATGATTTATTAAAAATCTATCTGGCCGCCGCGCAACAAGCGGTTATACAGTACACCGGGCGCAACTGGTACGCAGATGAAGTACCAGAATCCGACCCGAACGGCATGCTGTATAACAGCTCAGTTGATCTGGCAATGCTGCTACTCACGGCTAACTGGTACAAAAACCGGGAAGCAGTTACGGCGCTGAATTGCTCATATCTGAATTATGGTGTGAGCTATTTACTAGAGCCTTACCGGCTCATGTGGAGGTGAAGAATGAGCATAGCCGCAGGCAAGCTGGATAAGCGGGTATTGTTGCAGCGCCCTGAAATCAGCAAAGGCAGTTTAGGCGGAATTGATCGTAAATGGATTGATGTCGGCCGGCTGTGGGCGAATCTGTCTTATCTGTCCGGGCGGGAGTTTCTTAAAAACGGCCTGAATGCTGAAAGCTGTAATGTTTCGGTACAGATACGCAAAAGCAAACTAACGGCCGGAATCAGTCCGGAATGGCGTTTGGTTTATCAGGGCAAGGTTTTTAATATTCAGGCGGTTTTGCCGGATTCCGTACATGCTGAGGTGATTAATCTGCCCTGTATTGAGGGTATGAATGCGGGGTGATTATGAAGATAACAACCTCAGTAAAAGGGCTGGACAAGCTAAAGCAAAGAATCCGGAGTGTGCAAAAAGCCGCAAAAGGTGAACTGGCTAAAAAGGCAACCGGCAGAGGCAGTGCCGTTCTCCGTGATGAAGCTAAGAAAATTGTCTATACGGCACCTGATGATTATGTGGTGTACAACCGCGACGGTAAAGGCGGTAAAACCCGCACAGTTGTCAAGCCGGGGCATGTCGGGCGCAGTATCATCATGAAGCGTATCCCTGCTTCAGAACGCCCAGGCTTAACCTCTAAGCACATTGTCACGGTGTCCAATTCGCTGGAAATCCCAAAAGGTGCGCGGCAGATTGCCACTTTTGTGGAGTATGGTATCAATATGCGGCAGCCATACCCGTTTATGAGTACTGCCTATTACAACAAAGGAAGTGAGGCTAAAAAGGAAGCATTTAAGGTTATGCTGAAAGGAGTAAATGAAGCATGGAAAAAAGGGAGTGCGTAAAAAATGGAAGAATTAGCTATTTTTTACACCGTCATTAAGGATTTATTTGACGGGCGGGTTTATCCGGATGCGGTACCGGCTAGTAACAGTGCCGCAGATTTGAAGCAATGGCCGGCGGTGCGTTATATCCTAACTTCCGGAAAAGTGATTGCAACTAACTGCTATCAGGATTACAGCCCGCGGGTACAAGTAGATATTTACGCAAATTCGCCGGAAGAACGCGCGGAGGCGGTAAAACTGGTGATGGATACCATTAACCAATGCGACGAGCTGGAATGTTACTTGCAGGCAGCACCGTTTTTTATGATGGATTTTGACAGGAATAAATATCAGGCAACCTTTGCGTACCTGATTAATTAACCCTTATTTTTTAACCAGCCACGGTTTTACACCGTGGCTTTTTTTATGGAGTTTTATTATGGCTCAGGCTAGCAGACGCAGGGTTACACGCGGCAAAAGCTATAAACACATATTAAATGTTTACGCTATGCCGGAAATACCAACAAAAGAAATTACAGCATTAACCAATACTAAACCAGCTATTGCCAGTGCGCTGGCGCATGGATTAAAAACCGGCGATGCTATCTGGCTGGAAAGCGAAAGCAATGAGGCAATAAACGGCTATTACCTGGTGGATGTGAGTGACGAGGATACTTATGCAGTCATCGGGCTGGACGGGACAGATATCGGGACGGTAACAGATGCGAAATTTACCGCACTGCGTTGTTATCGATTCTGCGACGCGACCAGCGTAAAAATATCCAAATTTAAAACCAAAGAGGTAGATGTCACCACTAACTGTGACGAAAGCAGCGTAACAGAAACGGAAAAGGAGGCAGGCAGTATCAGCCTGTCCGGCTTGTGGGTGCCGGATAAGCCTGTCCAGAATATGCTGGAAGAGGTTGCAGAAGAAATGGACACCATTTTTATTACTATTCAACTAAAAGACAGCCGGTACATTTTCGGCTTTCAAGTCAAAATTACCAGCTTTGATCAGGACGGTAAAAGCGGTGATAAATGGCAATTTGCCTTAGAACTGAAAATCAACGGCAGCAATCGGAAATTAGATACAGCTAAGGGAGTTAAATAATATGGCTAATGCAACAGCAACTGAAAATTTAAACAAAGATGTACAAATGAATAAAGAAGATATCAAAAAACTCATGCGGCCATACATGGCCGCAAAAATTTATCCGGTATCGGACATTGCGCCGCTTGACCGTTTTTACATTAAACAGTTTAACGTGCGCGAAATGACAATTTATTTTCAGCGTTGCGCCGAATTTACCGAAAATAATGCAGACGGGTTAGCCAGTATCAGGGAAAAAGCACTGATGATTGTTGATAGTGCTGGTAATCCGATATTTAACCCGGATGACCGCGAGGATGTGGAATTTTTGGCTAATCTGCCCATTACGATAATGAATCAAATCGTATCCATCTTTTGGAGTGTTAACGGTGATGACGGACTAAAAAAGTTACTGGCCGCGAAAAATTCATAATTGAATTGTCATTCTTATTGCATATACCGGCCAGTGAGATTGATAACTGGCCGCTCAGTGAGTTAAACCGGTACCACAACTATTACAGGCGTTTTGGTTTTCCGCAGTGGCGCACTGAGCAGGCTATTGCTTTAAATACTCTGATGACTGCCCGTGCGGCCGGCGATGACAGCCTGCAACTGGAAGATTTGTTATTACCATATAAGGCGGATGATGAATTTTTTCAGGATGAAACGGGTGAGCAGGATGATCTGGAAGAAATGGAAGCTTTGCTGGATTCAATCTGATAACAGCGGCATACAGCCGCTGTTTTTTATTGGAGAAAAACATGATGTGTGACTGTAACCAGGCAGAACAGGCGCAGCGCGACAGCCGGAGTAATTACGAGCAGAAAAAGGCCATTTGCGCGGCCTGCCCAAAAATCAACCGCTGGCAAAAGAACACAGCCGCGGGCGAGCCTTTGCACAATTTTGACAGGTGCAGTGAATGCGGGTGTTTTATCAAACCTAAAGCCAGGATCTGGGGGCAGCATTGCCCGCTTGGTAACTGGTAGAAATAAAAGGTGTCACGATGTCTGATGATATCACCATAGGCTTTGGCCTTGATGCAAGCGGGTTTATTTCCGGTGCCCGCAGCACAGAAGAACTGGCCGTAAAATCGACGCAGGCATTAAAGCGCGCTTATCAGTCATCAGCTAGCAGCGTTAACGGGCTGTCTGATGCAATGATCGCCACCAAAGCGCAAACCCTGCTTAATCTTGGCGTCACTAAGGAGCAAATAAACGCATTTAAATCGAGTGCTGTTTCTTTGCGCCAGTACAAAGAGGAATTAAAAAGGGTTGGCGAAGAGTACCAGAATGATTCTGCGAAGCTGAACGCCTATATGGCCAGCTTTGGCAAGCAAAACAACCTGCTCTCTTTAGCTACCATCAGAACGCGGGAATTAAAAGCCGAAGAAGCAGCACTGGCGGCACAGAGGGCTGTCCGGTCAACTGCTGAACTGGGCAAAACAGCCGGCAGCACCGGCGGGCGTTACCGGGCATTGAGTGAAGCCGGCAGCGGTACTATTGATACCAGAGGGATAGCTGACTTTAATGCCAGGATAGACGCAGCAACCGGCAAAGTTAAGCAACTGACCGTTGCCATGCTGGGTATTGGCAGCGTAAAACAGCTTGGCAATATGGCTGACGAATGGACAACAGTTAATAACCGCCTGAAACTGGTTATCAATTCTACCGCTGAACTACAGCAGGTACGCAGCCAGTTGATGGCCAGTGCCAACAATACCGGGCAGGCAATCGGTACCGTAGCTGAGCTGTACAATAAATTAGCCATGTCGCAGGCGCAAACAGGCATAAGCGGCAGCAAACTGCTGAAATTGACCGATACCATCAATAAATCAATGGTAATCGGCGGCGGTGCAGCTGAATCACAGGCGGCGGCACTGGTGCAGTTATCGCAGGCGTTCGCTTCCGGTACCTTGCGCGGTGAGGAATTAAATTCAGTTCTGGAGCAGGCGCCAGGACTAGCACAGACACTGGCCAAAGGGCTTGGTGTCACAGTCGGTCAATTGCGTTCATTAGCGGCGGCCGGGAAATTAACCTCTGATGCTGTGGCTAATGCCATTTTGAAACAGGCGGATGATGTTAATGCGCAGTTTGCCAAGATGGATAAAACCATCGGGCAATCAGCAACGGTACTAAAAAACAAGGTAATGGCTTTTACCGGTGCCCTGAATGAAACCACCGGAGCCAGCCGGAAAGCCGGCGCAGCAATGGAATGGATGGGAAACCATCTGGGCTTATTATCGGCTGCCGCCGGTACTGTTGCCGCAGTTTATGCGGGTAAATATGCTGCTTCGGTGGCAATAGTGATTACGCGCAAGTATGCCGAAATTGCTGCGTCTGAGAAATCCGTAGCGGCCATGCTGAAAGAAGCTGCCGCCGCCAGATTACTGGCCGCTGCCAAGGCTGGCAGTGCGGGGGCGCCGGCTAGCGGTGCAGCAGGTGCAGCGGCTGGTGCGCTGAGTACAGCCGGCAGTGTTGCGGGCATGGCGGCTGGCGGTTGGGTTGGGTTAGCGGTCGGATTAACAACAGCAGCGCTGACTTACTATCAAGTTAGTAAAGCGTCTGACGTGGCTACCAGCTCGCTAAAGGCGCAAACTGAATCTCTGGAAGAGTTAAAGAAAAAGTATGCCGAAGCAGATGCATTAGAAAAAAAACATCTGATAGATGAAGCAGAAAAAAAATATAAGGAAGCCCTTGAGCAAAGAAAAAAAATTGCAGATGGATTGGATGGTGTTTTAAATAAAGGTGAATTCTCGTCAAATAAATACACTATGGCGGAAGCAGTGGAATTATCTGACCGGATAAAACAGCAGCTTAAAGATTGTCTGATAACGGAAGAAGAAGCAATCCGGCAATATAAAGAAGTTTGGGGAATTAAGCCTAATTCCGAAGCCGCCAAGGCACTTGATGATATGGCTTATAAAATGGCCGGACTTCGCAAAGAGTCTGTGGCTGCCGGTAAAGAACTTAGAGAATATGGTAAGAATGTACCTATTTTTGAGACTTTTGAGGAAAGACAGGCAATTGCTGCCGAAGGTGTTAAAAAGATTGATGAAGCTTTCCAGAAACTAATTAATTCGCAAAAACAGAGTAATGCCCAACTCCAGAAGCAAAAGCAATTAATGGCCGGCGGTATGGCTGAAAATGTGGCGGCACAGGTAGCCAAACAGAGTACAGGACAGCTAAACGGCAAAGATGCGGAATTAAAAGAGTATACGCAATCCTTATTGCAGCAGGAAAACCTGCAAAAACAGATAGATAACATTAAATCAGTAACTGATACCCTGAAATCACTGGGCAAAAGCGCCGATGAAGCCCGCGCTGAACTGCTGGGCGGTAAAGACGGTCTGACACTGTTTCAACTGGCGTCCAAAGAAGCAACCAGCGCACAGATGGAGCAGGCAAAGCAATATCTGGCGCAAAGCAAGGCTTACAAAGAACAGTTACAGAATCAGCAGACACTGCAAAGCATGACGCAGCAAATGCAAGAAGCCTATGCTGAGCTTGCCGGCGGTAAAGCCGGCTTGATTGCTTTTAGGCTGGGCATGAATCACGCCACTACTGAACAAATCCGGCAGGCGCAAGCATTGAATGCGCTTACTGAAGAGATTCAGAAGCAAAAATCCGTGATGGCCACCCTAAGCAGTTTACAAGAACAGGTCGCCACGCTGGGTATGGATTCGGTACAGCGGCAGCTTTACAGCCTGCGCAAAGAAGGCGCCACGCCTGAACAGTTGCGGCAGGCTGAGTCCATGCTCAAACAGATTAAATCCTTTGATGAGGCGCAGAAAGACACCAAAGCCGCAGCAAGGGATTTATCCGCTGCCGCCTCTGCCCTGAAAGACAGCAGCCGTACAGAAGACAGCACAAAACCGCTAAGTATATTCAGCAAGGAATACCGCGACCGCGAAGAGGCTTACTGGACAAAAAAACGGCAGGAAGAACGGGACGGCAGCAATATCGGTTTTCTGTCTGGTCGACCAGCCAGTCTTCCGGCATGGCAGAATAACGGCATAACGCAACCGCCCGGCTTCCAGAATTTTAACCAGTCCGGCAAGAACGAAATGCTGAAACCGACAGAGTCTATCCTGGTTAATCTGACCAACGGCAATAAAACCGTCACATTCAAAGCATTATTTAATCAGCCCGGCGGGGCGCGGGAATTCAAGGATTTATTTAATCAAACCCTGCATGAGACTGCAAGAGATCTAACTTAACACCGGCCTAACCAGCCGGTTTTTTATGAGGTTTAACATGTCATTCACCTTATACGCAGACGAGCAAATGACCAGAGAAGCGGTAAGCCCGTACCAACTGGATTTTAACGGCACAGGTAAGAATGAATTCCGGCTGTACTTCGGCAGCCCGTACAGTTACGAAACACTCAAACCAAAATCAGACGAGCAGATTATGCTGATACCGGCTAGCCGGCTTAAAAAATGGCAGCCTGAAAGCGGTTACAGCTTTGGGAATATCGTCGAGCCTACTGTAGCCAACGGCTGCATGTACCAGGTAACAGGTAACGGCCGTACCAGCATTAATGAGCCGGCATGGAGTACTGAACTTAACAGCCAGTGCAGTTCTGGCGGTGTGATTTTTGTCAATATAGGCGCCAAATTTCAGCCGAAAGACATCAGGCTGTCACTGACACAAAGCGGGCTAGATAAAGCCACGCCGGGTGCTTTTCTGGCACTGGGCGGGCAATTACAAGGCGGTAAGGCAATTCCGGTTTTTATCCGGATTACCAACAATGACAACACACCGCGCAGTGACCGTTCTGACCCGTGCATTATTATCAGACTGAATGCAACAACCACAGAGACTATCGCGCACTCAGGGAAATTATAGGATTTATTATGCTTGGCCTGTCTTCACTCAATACTACCCTACTCGCCACTGATGACGGTATGCAACAGGGGACGGGTGCCGGTAAAGAACTGTTACGCCTGAGTTGTAATGTAGAAGCCCGGCAGACAACCGGCGAATTATTAGCTATTGCCAACTACGTTTACAACACAGTCGACAGCGGCGGGGAATTACTGAGCATTGCGCATATGGTTAATCCGGCCGGTGAGAGTGAACTAATACAGATTAGCCAGCAAATGCTCAACCCTTCCCAGCGGCGGTACATGCGCGCGAAATATGCCAAGGGTTTTGATGGGGAAAATTACGCAATCAGAATATTTATTGCGGGCACTGAGCTATGTAATGTTGTGCGCACTTGTGAGGTGCATTTTACCGAGGACGAATCACCCACGGCGACCCTGTACCTGTTGGAATCATGCGGCGATATTGATTTATACCGTTACTTTAATCAGCAATTGGTCATTTATGCGCAGACGGATAAGTACCTGTATCAACTATTTTGCGGCATTGTCGACATACCAAAAATAGACTATTCCAGCCGGGTTCGCACCATTAGTGCCACCTACGACCGCAGTAAGGCAGTAGAAAAGCTGAATATCGATACGATTCACCGTATCGGCTATTGGTCATCTTCAATTTTCGGGGAGGAAAAAAGTTATGAGACTAAAAACGCCCAGCTCAGCGACCGCTTAAGCACCATTCCGGCAGCGCTGGATTTTGATGCTAAGGGGCAAATGCATTTAACCTCTTGGCTACCGAAAAAAACCGCAGACTGGACGCTAGGCGATTGTGATATTTACACCGCCAATATGTCGCTAGAACTCAGCAGCGCAGTATCAATTATCAACCGTGTTGAAATTGAATTGCACCACCAGTACGACCGGCTGATTCACCGCGAAATCTCATTCAGTTATCGTTATTTAAACTTTATGAGTGATTACGATTACATCGTGAGAGTGGCGGCAGAAAGTCCGGCACCGAAAGTAACCGAAGTACAAAGCGCAGCCAATGGCGGCGGCTGGACTACAGGGCAATGGGGTTTTAAAGGGACACCAAAGCCCGGCTACTATAACGGCATTTTGTGGCGTGCTGCAGAATACCGTTACAGTTACCAGCCCACCGGCGAAAAAGACGAAAACGGCCGTAACATCGTTAATGTTATTCAAATTCCTGACGGCAGCGACAGCGAATTGTATGCACTGGCGGCAAGTTGGAAAGCCATGCGCCGCTGGAAACAGGCCATTGATGAAAAGTACATCATCACCGTGCAGAATCAGGCTTCTATTGCCATTCACGGCGAGAAAAAAGAAAAGGTGACTTATGGCATTAAGCACGAAAGCGAGAACGACAAAACCGCGCAGAACTGGGGCAATGAAAAGCATTACAAGATACCTAAAGGTACCTTGCAGCCGAACGGGGATTATTGCATTAACGTCGATAACGTTATCCCCGGCGAATACGCTAACGGCTATCAGGTAGCTGTACAGATAGCCTATACACGAATGCTGTCCAGTCACCGGCAGAACAGCATTAGCCTGGAAGCCAAATTCCTGCCGTTTGCCTGTCTGACCGATACCGTGCATATAGCCAGCCGGCGGTTTAATACTAACGTCAAAATTGCCGCCTTCACCCACAGATGGGACTTTACCACCAAGCGTGGCAAAACCGAGCTGACCGGCAAATTTTTTATGAATCCGGGTAGTTCAGCCACTGGATTTAGCCGGGAGCCGCAAGCGCCGGCGCGTCCAGTTCTGCCCTGTGAACAATACCAGCGCAGCTTCACCCTGAAAGATTACGTTATCCCTTACGGTGTGGATGTCGTCGAACAAGATCCGAACGCGGACAAAGACGACGACGAAAAAATACCCGAAAAAGACGACAATATCCCCGGTATCGGTAAGTCAAAGTTCAGGCTGTATAAATGCAACGGCTATGTGCGCAAAGAGACTGGCGACGTATTTAAAGGCATTAAGACTAAACGCGGCTATGCGTTCAGGGTAGAGACGCCGGATATTGAAGAAAAAAGTACCAATACGCTGGAGATAGACGGCAGCGGCCAGACACTGAATCTGGATATACCGCATAACGAGCCCAATCCCAGCCTGACCTGTTAAAAGCGATTAACCACGATGAGTACAGTTGAAGAAGATTTGCGCAAATTACTGGGGCGGCGCCGACCGGGATATAAACCCGTCCCCGATCGCCAGCGCCAGCTTGGCAGTGCCGGCACCTGTAAGATTCCTTACGGCGGCGACCTGCCGGACAGCAGCCCGTGCATGGATATTTATTCACTTCTGCATTTTAACGATGATACCGGCGAGCCATCGATAAACATGGCGCGGGTCATCGAAGGCTTGTTTGAAGTTCACAGCGGGCGACAGGTACGGGTATTTCTTGACCCTGACGCAAACGTCTGTGACGACGTCATGCATGCCAGCCCGTACACATGGTACAAATTGCAGTTAAAAAACCAGTACCGGGCAACGCTTAAGCGGACAATCAGCGATTATGATGCACCACTGAACACAGCGCACTGGTGGCCGCCGCTGGATGTGCTCACCGCACCGTTAGCGGGCGGGCAAATGTCCATACTTAGGGCGGATTACGGCATGGCCACCCTGGAAGGGACAGTATATAAAATGCTGACGCAGAACGAATTAAAAGCGCCGGCATTTTTTAGTACCGTCCCTTTGTCTTCCGGGTTACTGAAAAAAAGCCCGGAGCGGTACAAGCAAGCCGTGGAGGAAATTAATAATTACTTTTGTGGTTATTTAACCGAAGCCAACCACTACAACGATTCAGCATGGGCTGAGCTGTACTTTCGGTATAACAATCAAACGGAATTAGAGATAAGCAGCACAGACGACAAAGCAACCCAGATACTTAATTTTACTGAGCGACGCGTGGGTAAAAAAATTCCGCACAGAGATGAAGTAGAACAATATTACAAATGGACGTGCGCCAGTGCGCCGCTGATTTACTGTACCGTGACTAACTGGACACTAGACGCAGATGAGGCATACTGGGGTATCGCACCGGAGCAGACAGGCTCATACGATTCGCGCTGGAAATGTGCGGACGACTTAACTATAGGCGTGGATTTAATCAGCGATTACGCCCTGAAAAAAGCTGGTCTGAACTCAATCGACGATGTGAATGCCGGCAATGCGCCACAGGTAAAATTTGCTGATCACTTTATCCATTGCTTTGAAGATTCCGACGGCGTGCAACAGTTTATCGGCGGTAAGGATATCAGCCTGTACTGGCGTGATAAGTACGACGAGGACGGGAATCCGACCACTGATAAAGATTACCAGCTATTTACTACCGTCAAAGGCGATGGAATAACCCACCTGTGGAGCCTGGATATTTATCCGGATAGCAGCATTATTGACTTGCGCTACAGCATTGCAGACGGCCTGTTTATCCCCAATCACCCGCACGGCGATGATTTTTTGCCGCCGCAATTACCGCTGGCTAATAAGCTGGAATTACAGGACGCCGCCGGCAATCGCTACAGCCTGACGGCCGACAATACCGGTTTTGTCCTGATTAGCGAACGGCTCAGCGGCAGGCGCTGGAAAATCCTGCGTGATGATTATCAGCTGATCAGCTGATTAACCGAGGTACGCACATGAAACACTATATCAACAACTTTAATGTAACGTTACAGGAAGCTCTGGACGCAGACAAAGAGTTTACTCAGTTAATCCTGGACGAAAGCGCAACCCAGAAAATAACCGACGTCTTACCGTATTGTTTCAATCAGTCCAGCCCTGAGCATTACATGCGCCTAACCTTGCAGAATATGGACGGGACAACTTACGAAGTAATAGACATTTGTAACGACGGCGGGAAATTATCCATCTGGCGAGCCGGCATGGAAGGTACCGCATGTGTCGCATGGCCGGCAGGTACGCAGGTACTGTGTGCGGCGACCGCAGCTAGCTTCCGTAACGACGGCGGAATGGCTGTTATTGAGCTTACAGATGCAATCAACTACGAGTTAAACGCGCTGGAAATTGACGCATTGAACGGGCTTAATCAGGTATTACTACCCGCTATAGATGAATCCGAAGATTTACCGGTTGTGATTATCAACATGAAAGATGGCGACGAAATGCTACTGGAGTTTAAAGGCATTGACACTATCGACGAATTACCGGCATTTCTGAATGCCAGCCGCCTGGAGGTGGGAATATGAGTGTATTTGTCAAAGTCTATGCCCATCAGGGTTGGCGGTATTACCTGCCACTAGGCGTAGTTAAACCTGAGCCGATAACTGTTCTGCCGCTTACCGCTGCCGAATATGATAATAACCGCGTCTGGACAGACAAGCTAAGCGGGCGAAATCTGCTGGCGAGCGACGATATCGACCAGACAGACAGAATATACAAAATTATCGGCAATCCGAACGCATTGCTGCTTAACGGCTACCGCAATGATTCTGATTTACCGCTTGAAGACACCGCCAGCGCCTTCGGACTGTTCGGCAATGCGCTAACCATGCGCATTAAACCAGGACGGTTTCCGGACAGCTCAATGCTGCTGTGTGTACTGTACGGCAAAGGAGGCAGCAACAGCGAAAAGCTGATGGTTGCGGTTAAGGATTACCAGATCATCACCTATTACATGGCGTTGGATGATGAGGACAATATCAAAAAAACCGAAACCGGCATTTACATCAACGACAGTGACCAGTGGACGAGTATCGGGTTTAATTTTTGCAGTAATACCGATGCCGGGCTGGCTGGTGTATATGTCAACGGTGAGTATGAGCGAGTTGATATCCTGCCGCTGCAGCAATCCAATCAGTTCTGGATATTCAGTCTTACCGGTGAAGAAAACGCCTGGTATGAAGATGCGCCAATTTACCCGTTTAACGGTGCTGTCTGTGATGTGCAGGTATTTAAAAGCCCGCTGAGCAGCGAGGAATTCAGTGCAATTCTGGACAAATACGATGACAGCAAAGATACCGGCGCGCCCTTTACCGAATTTGAAACCGGCGGAGAACTGATGAAGATGTTTATTAATGTGGTTTCATCTGAAAAGCCGCCATCAGGCGATAACGGTACCGGCGATGATGATATTGTGGTCATCTTACCGCCTAAGCCCGATGGCGGTAGCGGTACAGATACGCCGCTAGGACAATAAGATTAAAACTAAATCAGTAATTTCAACAATACAGGCTGCCTTCGGGCAGCTTTTTTTATGGAGTAAATATGTCATGACAAAAGCGATTAAATGGTTTTACTGGTTACTGGACTTCCGGTTTTTACCGGACAGACTGCAAAACTGGCTATTCGGTACCGGCACGCGAATAATCGAAGTACTGAACGGATTCGCTATGCTGGGTTTTGCGCTGGTGTTCGGCCTGCATGGTGACGAGATAATTAAGGAGGATCTATACGGCAAATTCCCGCATTTATATCCTAAGGTGTTTGTGACCATTTTAATTGTGGTTGCTATCGGGCAGTTATTTACTGCCTTTTGTCATTCCAGCCGCAGCAATATTTTATCCGGTTGCTGCCTGCTGTGGTCGGCGTTGATTTGGTTTGTGATATCCGGTACGTTTATCGCCGCCTATCCGCCGCTGTCCACAGGCATGACCACCTATCCGCTGATTGCCATCATATGCGCATTGGCCGGCAGGAATCTGATTAAAAACACGCAACAGGCAGAAGATAAAAAAGGCGGGAAATAATGAATGAGGTTTTTACACTGTCCAACTGTTTTGCCCTTGCCGGCGGCTTTCTCGGCTCGCTGGTGGTATCTGATTATCGACGCTATGGGGTAATGCTCACTGTGACATTCATCATTATAGGCATGGTTTTTTCGGCCGCAGTAACAGAGTATTTCTTTACACAGGATCACCCGTGGCTGTTTGCCGGTGCTGGGGTATTTGCTGGGATGGCTTCTAAATCTCTGTTAGACGCATTCAAAGCAACTGCGCCGAAGCTGGCTAAAAAACTGATTAATGCTGTGTGTAACAGGGCAGAAAAGATAATTGGCGATACAGATGATAAGCAGAAATAAGGTGCCGGCTGGTGGCTAACTTGATTCTGTTACATAATCAACCGCTATGATGCATAGGTTTGGGCACCACCCTAAATTTATAATTATCAAATAGTTAGGGGTAAATATGAGTGATTTGGGCACCACCCCATTTCAGTATCAGATGTTATAGTGATTTGATTATGTAACAGATTTAAGCCGGCTAAACGCTGGCTTTTTATTCAAAGAGTGCATATGAAAGCTATTAATTTCACGCCCAAAGAATTGCGCAAAACCATGTGGACGGCTGCGTTAATTATTCTGATGATTATAATTGCATGGAGATTACCTGAAATTATCAACGTAATCAGGTAGAATAAAAATAATTTTGAGGAATAAGTTATGGAAAATATTAAGGAAACTCTCAGTATTCTTGAGGAAAAGCGCAGGATTATTAAAGAAAAGCTCAGTAATATAAAGTCATTAGAGACAGATATTATCAATAAAGTTTCAACCAAAGCCGATAAGATATTTCAGGAAACTACGGATGAAAGACAATTGAGAATGAAAACGGTTGATGCAGATGAGGCTTTCAGTGAATTACTAAAAAAACCAGAAATATTAAATGTATTTCGTCGTTTGCGTGATAAATGAACTCAATCAGTAATTTGTATTAACTAAGCCGGCTAGATGCTGGCTTTTTTTAAGAATATTACAGCACAAATACCTGATTCTTTTATCCAATCCAAAATTGGATTGGTTGAATATATTTATGGTAAAGGCCAACTTCGCCCAATGTATGAATGGCAAAAAAATACCCTCAACACGGAGGAGTTTTTGAGGGCTTTAAATGAACTAAAGGGGAAATAAATTTAATAATACATTAATAAATGTAAATAGTCTATACACAGCAGCCGTTCTGGCTGCTTTTTTTATGCATGAAAGGTTTAGCAATGAATGAATTATCATGGATTAGTGAAGCACGTAAATACATCGGGTTACGTGAGATTAAAGGCGCTAAACATAACCCGACAATCATAAAATGGCTTGATGATATGGGGAAGTACGGTACGGAAAGCAAAGCATGGTGGCGTGATGATGAGACACCGTGGTGTGGCTTATTTGTCGGGCACTGTTTGGGTGAAACTGGTCGGTATGTGGTCAAAAACTGGTTCAGGGCAAGAGAATGGGATAATGCTCAATTAATGACTAAGCTGGATAAGCCCGCATATGGCTGTATTGTTACCTTTACTCGGCAGGGTGGCGGTCATGTTGGTTTTGTTGTGGGCGTAGATGCAAAAAACAATTTGATGGTACTGGGCGGCAATCAGGGGGACGAGGTCAAAATTGCCGCTTTTTCACGCAGTAGGGTAACCGGTTATTACTGGCCTAGCATATGGTCTGGTAAAGCAGTTAAATCATCTCCTTTACCTGGTCGATATGTGCTCCCTGTTCTAACTTCTTCCGGAAAACTCAGTACTAATGAGGCGTAGTTATTAGAAAGCAAAGCCAGCTAGATGCTGGCTTTAAAAAACAACATTACCTTGGTCGTCTACCCATATTTTACGTTTTTCTATTCGGGTTTCCTCGTGTACCTCAATAGGCTGGGATTCGAAATAAGCATTATATTCATCAATCTGACCCTCGCTACCCAATAGACGTTTCCAATGTATTACGAAATGCCTATCTTGTATTTTTACTATGGACGAGGTGACTTCATAGCCGTATTCTTCCTGAATATATCTATAACGAGTATATTTATTTAAGATTGTTATAAATTCATTTTCTGTTAAATTTACTTCTTCATCAATCCTTTCTAAAACTTCTTTTTCAAATTTTGTTATCCGTGCCATGTTAATCTCCTTAAAATTAAAGCCAGCGGTTAGCTGGCTCTGAATATCTGGGCATAAAAATTGCTATCAGTATATAAACACTTGAAGGTAATATTACCGCCAATATTCCCACCATTAATTAGTGTAGCTTTATCGGCTTTGGCATTTTGACTGATGTAACCGCCATCGTTGTATAACTCATCTGCATCAACATTACCGTAGATACGACCACCATCAAGATTAACAACTTTAGCTTTAGTATCCCCTGAAATGATAGCTTCACCACGCATGTCAATACGATTAGCTTTAATTCGTGCGTGAATATATGCATCTCCACTAAGATCAATCTCATCAGCATTTACACAGTCTTTACCCGAGTAGACCTCCCCATATTTATTGACTGTTAATTTCCCATCTATCTTAAGAATACCTTTGATGTGAATAAATCCTTGAGTAGAAAGATCGCCTTTAATATGTACATCATTGGGGTAGAAAAGACTATCTATTAAAGTATTAAGCTCTAAAGGTGGATAAATGGGAGGTAAGTGATCTACTAACCATTCTCCAAAATCTCTATAACCTAACTCTTCGCATTGCTTTAGTACCTCTAAAGCTTCTCCGCCATTAGGGAAATGCTGTTCAAAAGCTTGAAGCTCAGCTTCACAAGTCCCTATTTTTTCAAGCCATTTCTCGGTAACTATGAACTCTTCTTTTTTAGCTTCCATTTTATTCTCCAATAATAAAGCCAGCTTTTCGGCTGGCTTCTTCTATACTATGTATATGATTTATTGATGTTGGCATATATAGGTATATCGGCGGTATTAATCTCTAGTTTCCCTTCAAATTTAATTTTACCTTTTATATAAATCGAAAATTCTGAATTGTCATCAATAATTACATCACCTTTAACAACAACATCGCCATTATGAACAATACTATCTTGTAATGTATCAACCACTACAGGTGTATCTGTGGGAGGTACTCGATCTAACAGCAGATATACAAAATATGGATAGTCATCATCTAGTTCTGGTATTAATTTTGGTATTTCTGAAATTCTCGCACCATGAGGAAAAACCTCATTAAATATATCAACAATATATTTATTAGAATACTTTTCAAAGATATCACGGGTAATTATCAGCTCGTTTTCCATGTTTCATTCCTTTTGCTTCAATAAAAAAGCCAGCGGTTAGCTGGCTTGGGTTAGTTAATCAGGTTTAGTTAATCAAATTGGCATTGTCTGTTCTGGTACTTGACGGATTAATTGTGTATCTTCAACCGTGGTGGAGATCACAACGGTTGAATTCTACTAGTTTGATTCAGTTGTTATGATGTGCATAACGACTGGATTTTGTGAACTTCTCAGTTTATACATATGGTACTATCGATTCATGAGTGTATATACTATATATATAG